GAGTAGTTCTTGCCCAGTCTGTGACTGTATCTGCTATACCGGGGATGTCAGCACCGTAGATTCTTTTTTCTGGCATACCGACATCTTGTCCGTCATCGTATCTTTTTGGTGTGTCAGTGTCATAATAACGAACATGTCGAACTCTAACTCTTGAAAGTGGTGTTATATCACCTGTAAATGGTCTTTTATCATCGGCAAATATTTCACCCTCTTGAATCTCTTGTTCTGCACTGTTTATATTTCCTGTGTCAGTGGCGCTCAGAAGCTCTTCTGTCTCAACCACGTATGCTACCGCTCCGTGACCTCTAGCCTCGGCTACAGCGCATTTATAGTAGGATTGATAGGCATTTGTACGACTAGCAGGTGAATGACACGATGTAATCTCGTCAAAATCGCTCATTCTGAGCACATCTATCGGATGTCGAGTAATAATAATTGAAAATTTGTCATTATCGATGTTATTTATCTCTTTTTTGATGAATGCGGCGTTCTTTTTCCAATATTCGCCGTATTCAGTGGCTAAATCGGTTAAATCATAGCCTGCCGGACCTGCAACACCCGGATTTACGACATATAAGTTAATTTGAGTGTTAATTCTCTCAAAATTGTCATATTCTTTCTCGTCGAGTGCTGCTTTCAGCATTTTTCCGGTAACTCGGTTTGGTGTATTAATTGGTCCACCATCTGCTAGCTTGTAATTAACACCCTCCATATATTTGTATACTTTTTGGTATATTTCGTCTTTTCTTCGGCTTAAATCCGCTAATTTGGAGAAAAGCTTGCCGATTTTCATCTGAATCTTCTTAGTTTTCTTCTTTGGCTCAGGTCCACCCCCCAACATATCAAGAAAATCGTCTGATGTGCGTAGATCACGCTCGGCATACACCATACCTTTATCCCAATCTACTTCATATTCTTGAGATCTGAAGAATTCTGTGAACTTTCCAAGTTCTGTTGACTGATCAATGGTCGGAAATGGTATGACAACACGCATTTTACCGCTAAAAAGGTCATTTAGGGGCAAATTTGCTGGATCGAGGTCATCCAACACATCTTCAAGCACTCGCATCTCGTCTTCTGTGACTTCTCGAAGTATAGATTCGTTTTTTCGTTCGCCTTTTTTAGATCTTGACCGTTGATTTTTGCAAAATTGCTTCATTGTGAAGCCTTTTGGGTTATCACACTTCTTTTTTCGCTTAGATCTTTCAGATTTAGAGAACTTTTCGTCTAAATTTTCTAAAATATCAGCAGTTTTTGCTAAAATTTGCTCATCTGTAAGCATTTTACCACTTCTTGCAAGACCAATAACGTGCTTTTAACTTAGAGCCGGGGTTCTTGCAGTTGTGACGTGCTCTAAAAGACTTACGACGCTTCGGAGAATCCTTTTTAATCTCCATATTTGCATCACCATAACGAATAATCTTCTCAGTGCCGCCTTCACATGCTTTAACTACGAATTTTTTCTTACCATAACCGGGTTCACCCTTACGAATTCGTCTTGAAGAGTTACATTTCATGCGATCTTTAGCAGATTTCTTCTTTTTCTTTTTTTCATCAATTATATTTTGTAATTCTTCTTTAACCATTATAACAAGTTTTTCACCATCTTTACCATAAGTTTCACAAGGATCAGAGCCGCAGCCACAATTCATTCCTTCGTTAATTTCATCGGCTTCTTCAACTTCTTTAAGTTCGTCATCAGGAGAGCGATCGACAATATCCTCTAAATCTTCTGCTTGGTCAGCGTGCATTTTAGTGGAGTTTCTTAATTGTTTCGCAATCTTTTTGAGCTTCTTTTCATCGGCCGCTGAATGTGACTCTTGTACAATGAGATCTAGTTCATTATGTATGTTAATTTCTAATTCTTCTTTTGTAGAGTTACCCCAGTTTTTAGCACCAACTTTGCGACACTTAACAAGAGCACCAGAAGCATAGGCAGATGGCCACACCTTATAACGTGATTTTACTTTATGATAACAGGCATCTTTCTTTCCACCCTTCTTTTTCTTCTTTTTCTTTTTGCGCTTTTCATCAATAACAGCTTCAAGCTCCTCTTGAATAATTTGCTCTAAAGTCATTTGTAATTCCTCGTTTTTCTTTTTAGATTTTCTTTTTTTCTTACGACCACCTTTTTGTGGATCAGTTTTAACGTAAGTAGGCTTTGCAGCACCACGTTTTTTTGTTTGATTCGGATCTTTTTTTCGCTTTCGGCGACCGGCTGACTCTCTTTCTTTCTTACTCATACTACGATATTTTTTTCGAGATACACATTTGGGTGTGGTTTTTTGACCGGGCTGACGAGCGCAAGGTTTGCCATCGTATTTACCACCTGCTTGACGCCATCCACCCTTTTTAAACCACTGACGAAGACCTTCCTCATCTAGTAAGTCATCGTTAAGTGTTGTCTCTTCTATAGAACCGTACAAATCATCCATTCTCATCAAATCCTGCAGTTTTTAAAGCTTTCTCCAATAAATAGATCGGTATCTCGCTATTTTCCAAGTCTTTTATCTCGTCTATTGTTAACCACTTCCAGTCATCATGCTCAACTTGTCCGGTGTGAGGATTTGGTTTATCAACATTTACTTCACCAGTCCATTTTCTAGTTAAAAAATAATACTTCTGAGGCTTTGGTTCGCCCATATAAATCAGGTCAGAAACATTGCATTTCAAATTAGTTTCTTCGTCAAGTTCTCTAATGGCACCTGCTTCGATAGAATCATCAGTATCATCTATGTGACCTCCGGGTATTGTCCACTGACCTGCACGTTTATCAATACTAGAACGTCTTATAATAAGAAATTGTCGCTTGTCATTAAGACAAGCGACAATTCCGACTGTTCTTAGTTCTCCCTCAGTGAGAAATTTATCCCATTTTCGATTCATCTGCAAGCTTTATAATTTTTAATACTGCCTCGACAAAATGCATCGAGAGAACTTTTGATATCTAGATTTCTTATTGGAGCAACCCAAATAAGATTTTCTTGTATTTGTGTACCGTAAGCATACTGCACGTCAACACCATATAGTATACCAACTAATTCTCCGCTTGTATTATAAACTCCAGAACCTGAACAGCCAAACCAACCGTATGTATTCACAATAAGTTGAGTTCCAGAGCCCACAATGTCTTCGTAGCCGACAATTCGGCCGTTAAAAGACATTAATTTGTGCCAAGATGGATGACCAGAATACACAATATCTGTTCCAACACTATAGTCTTTTGTTGGTTTCCATGGCATTGCCTTAAGGTATCTAAAAGGAGTGGAGACTACAAGCACAGCTATATCATGTTCTTGACTTTGAAATATTAAAGTTCCAGATCTTTGTTCACTCTCGTTAGCCACTAAATAAGTTCTACCAAGAACTCCATCAGCTACGTGTCGTGCAGTTAAAACTAAAGTTAAATCTTTATATTGCACAACCGTGCCACTACCATGACCTGTAGATGTGACAACTTTAACAGCAGCACCTCTGACTTTCTTTTCAACCATAGAAAGTGATTTATTTACCTTATCAACAGGTTTGTTGGGTGAATAATTAATTTGGTCGCTTGCCGACGACACACCCAAAAATAAAGACATCATAACCATTGGCAAATACTTCAAAAGCTTTTTCATTTTTTTTATTTCCTTAATTACCGGTGTCGCCGGTATCTGTAGCTTCAATATACCTATATCCTATTTCAACTAATGACCCTGCGGTGGGCAGAATAGTGAAATAAACTGTATTATCAGATGGTTGATAGTACCAATCATGATTTAATTGTCCGTCTATGAATACACGGATAGAGTCTGCTTCTGCTTCATGAGTTAATTTTAAACTCTCGTAAGGTTCAATAGAGTGAGTGGCATCAGTAACACCGGGTGTCCAATCCTCACTACAAATATCAAGAACGACTCCGCTTAGCATATTTGTTGCTTCACGGTATCTTTTTCCGATATAGTGACTTGGAACCCAGCCACCGCAAAGAGAATCTTCAGGTTCAATATTAATAATGCTCGCCATAAACACTGAACCCATCCTTCTGGAGCTGTACCAATCCATAAAATCTGAAACTGCCGGATATTCAACGTAGCTTTGTTCATCTTCATCAGAAACAAACACAACAAGTAACCCCGCGTCCGGGCGCATCCAAGTATTTGAATAAGGGTTATTTACGATATAATCATAAACTGAATTAAAGCCTTCTTCAAACGGCGCACTTATAAGGGTGTCCAGCATATCTCTTGCATCATCACCATCATCACCCGGCACTAGAGGAAATTCAGTGCTTGTAACTGCTTTACGTGGATCGGCACTAATCATTACCAATCTCCAATCGGATGTCGGCAACGCAGCAATCATAGCTTCAACACCGGCAATTAATCTATCGTTGTGGGTAGCCATAGAGCCCGATCGGTCGATTACCCAAATAATATCAATACCATCCACAGACATGTGTTGTGTAAAGGAATCAACCCAAATAATACCTTCATTAACTGGTACCTCTACTTCTACATGCACGGGCACCTCAACGGGCACCTCTACTAATACCTCAACCTCAACCTGTTCTCTAATGGTTCTATCTTCTGATTGATCGCCAATACTGTAATCAGTGTAGCAAGAAGTTAGAAAAGACAAAGCTAATAATAAAATTTTCATGTGTCGCCCTCTATTAACTATAATTTTATATCGATTTTAATCCTTTAAAAATACAAAACTTAATAAAATTAAGTTTATTAGCGCTAAAAACTGTAAATGTGGATACTCGATATAGGTTCCGTAGAAAAACATGCAAACATTACAAATCATCGCCGTGTAACAGACGGAAATCCATAAATGTTTTAATGTTTCCACTAAAGTAACTACAGTTAATCAGAGAGCAAACGCAGATTCTCTAATCGATATACGTAAGTGCGGCTATCTTTAATGTCGTACACGGCGCACATTTCGTATAAATTTATTTGTTTTTCATTACGCAGCGCATCATGATCCTTGATGACTATACCGATCGAATATGTGTGTCCGGCCGCGACCCCCGCCCATGTTTTTGATGGGTATGGCATTTCTCGATTTATTTCATAAACCACAAGATCCCCTATTTTAAAATTTTTATTTTTCATTTTTTAAATCGGTAAATTTTTTCCTAAATTTTTTCTTATGTTTTTTTGTACAAATCATAAAAGCCAACATAAATAGACATCTTAAGACCGCATTCTTCCATCATTATAGGATTCGGTGCGTTGTGAGCATCGTTTTCGTAAGTAGACCATTTAATTTTCCAAAAGTGCATTTGAGTGCCTTCCATAGTCTTATCCTTAACGCGTTCAAGCAAAACTCCATAAGTTGGTTCCTTGGTGAGAATGTCAACGATCATATCGCCGGATTCGAGTATAACGGATTCAGCTTCATTACGCCAGTCTTCGTACATAATAAATCACGATT